AGGTGTATCGTCACCCTTTACTCTAAGCCCACGGGCTTTCATGCCACCGGGCAAATTGCTCAGCGTGCCAGCATCTACCAACTGGCGAATCAAAGAAGTGCCAGCGCGTGCATATCCACCAATTAGGTGAATCAGTCCTAAGCCATAAGCACCAAAGCCGGGTACATAGGTGTACTGTACAAAGTGTTGGCGCTTTTGTTTTGTCTTGTCATCCTCTTCCCAGTTACGGCGGATAGCAAGAATATCAGTAGTGCTGCGGTCAATGGTAACTACATAAGGACGGGCAACTCCATCTTTATCTTCGTACCCCGGCATGTCGTAATCAACATGGATTTCATAAATCTGGTAGCGGTCATCGTCAGTTAAAGAATAACCTTGGCCTTCGGCTTTTTTCTTTTCTACGTCAGTATGGGTATTGTCAGGTTCACCAAGATCAATTTCCCGATAAAAACCTGCAACTTGCAAGTGGCGTATATCATTTTTAGTCTTACGCATTAAGTGCGTAACACGTTCTGCTGTATTAGCACTAGAAGCGCCATATGGAATGATTAGGTCTTCGGCAGGAATAAACATTGCCGTCTGGCGATTCAAAGCAGGGTCGAAGTAGACTTTCTTAAACGCCGCGCCAGCTAGTCCCAAGTTGTATAACAGACGCTCATGCTCAGGCCGATATTCGGTCATTACATCTGTTAGTTGGTAGTTCATGTCCTCACGTACACGTTCTGCCGCTGCTACAGTTTCTTGGTTGTCATCGCCAATAATCTGTGTCTTAACCGGGCCTTGTGCCGGGAAGCTTTCTGTAATTGTTTCCGACTGGAACCGGATAGCTGCTTCAGTCAGGATGGTAGAGAACACACCGCAAGCGCCATTCCACGGCTCTGTCCGTTCTTCGTAGTTCATGCCAAGAACTTCTAGTCCCTTAACGTACATCTCAACCCAGTCTTTGCGGGATTGAATATCAGCTTCAACTAAATCAATAAGCTCAGAGCCAAGTTTTTGCAACTCGCTCTCATCCATTGCTTTAGCTAAGTTTTCGTCAAAGTCACCTTCTGCATGAGGAAGAATTTCAATCTCCATATCCCCAGTATTAATTTTTACGCTATCAGGATTTTCTACTTCAATCTCAATAGCATCTTCATTTAAATCTCCAATACCCATAGGCGCTTGATACAGGGAAGGGGCCATGCTGTTGGTTGCCATATATATTCCTTAATAGTAAGTGTTCTTGCGGCGGAAACTTTTTATCTCTTCTTTTTCATCTGAGTCCAGACGGATAAAGCCACCTTTTCTAAACCTAATTAGCGCCTGTGTTGACGAGTCCACCAAGTCATCGTGATCCCCATTGGGGAAAGCTGCCATTTGCTCAATCACCTCTGAGGCCCACCTTGTTTCAGGAGCCCACACTTTACCACTACTAAATAAATCAGTAATGGAGTTGATACGCACAAACTTATCATTGCCACGGGTAGGCGTGTATTCTGACACCATTATTCCCATTTGTCTAAGCTCAAATACCAGAGGAGCCCCAGCAGCTTTGGCCTCAATGATACAAGCATCAGGCTCCCAATCTTGATACATTACAAGAGCCTTGGCTTTTAGTTCTGGGAATTCCATCCGTTTTTGGAAGGCATCCAACAGGATAATGTGTATGTTATTAGGGTCGTCGTCCATCCTAAACACACCCCAAGTAGTGCAGGCGGAATAGTCAGACCTCTCGTTTTTTGTAAACGCCGTATCCCAAGACTGAATAATAAAGTCACAATCCGGCGGTCTTTCTGTTTTCCATATCTTCCACCATTCCCTTTTGACCAAAGCTCCTTCTTCGCCAGTAGGAGTTTGTTGATACTGCGCGTACCATTTAGCCGGGGGTAGTTCGTCCCTTAAAGCTTCCAACTCTTTAGCCGACCAGAATTCAGGCCATAAGGGTTTACCAGAAGGCATAATCGCAGGAAATTCAATGACTTCCCACTCTTCCCCTTTGTCCCGAAGCATGGCATCTTTGATAACTCTGCCGGTAAGATCTCTTTCCCCCCAGCGAGTCATTACGATAACAATTGCCCCACCCGGCTGCAAACGTTGACGCGGCCCAGAGGTATACCACTCATACACTTTGTCAAATACAGACGGATCCCCAGACGCTAAAGCTGCCTCCTGTTCTGAATGTGGGTCGTCAATGATAAGTAAGTCCGCGCCCTTACCGGTAACCGTACCTCCTACGCCGATAGCAAAGTATTCCCCGTTCTGATTAGTCGCCCACCTACCCGCCGCTTTACTATCTTGCCGCAAGCTTACGTTCGGGAATACCTTAGCGTAAGCCTCTGACCCAACCAAGTTTCTAACCTTACGTCCAAATCCCACAGCCAGATCCGCCGTATTGGAAGACTGAATCACCTTCTTATCAGGGTACTTCCCTAAGAACCAAGATGTCAGTAAATAGGAGGCAAACTCAGATTTCGTGTGCCGTGGAGGCATATTGATGATTAGTCTCTTCAAACTGCCATCGGCGATAGCCTCGAATTTTTTTGCCATCACGGCGTGGTGCCGCCCGTGGATAAATCCGGGCCACATTATTTTGACGTACTCCATAAAAGACTTCTGAGCCAACTCCCGCGACAAAGCACCCTTGTACTCCATCACATCCGCCATGAACTTCTCGTACTCAGCGGGCTCTAACTTGTCTATCAAGTCTTCTAACTTCATTTGTTGCCTCTATATACAACCACAGCCGACGGGAAAGGAGCAGAGTTCTTTGCATTCCCAAATTTAAGCCGCCCACGGATAAACTCAATCTCGCCCTTTATAGCGTAGTCGTGCCACCACTTTGTATCCGTCCTCGCCGGGACAAGACATACAACAGTTGCTTCAGATTCCCAAGCTTTCTTCATCCATAAACCAATCTCTCGCCCATAAGGAGGGTTCATCCAGCAAACCCCAGTCCATTCCTGCTTCAAGCCATCGTCTTCTTTTGTAAAGTATCGCTTACATTTTGCATTGTCAACACTGGCGCAAACATCCAACTCAAAGCCGTATAAGGCATCGTACTTTTTAAAAAAACTCATAGGTGTTGCCCACAAGTCTGTCTCACTAGAGAAATGCACGTTCATTGGATAGTCCTAAAGTTGATATATACCGGCCTAACCGTCCTTCCCTTGCCCTTCAATCTCTTCACAACCCCTAATTCCACCAAGTTATCCACAATCCGCTTCGTATTCCCCAACCCAGTCTTGTTCCTCTGGTACGCAATCTCCCTCAAAGACGGCGAGTACCCAAACTTCTTCCACCACTCATCAATAATTAAGAACACTTCACTCTGTCCGGGGCTCATATCTTTCTCCATACACTGTTCATACGTCAAATCCGCCAGCTTTTGCGTCATCCTCTTGTTTATCTCAACCCCAACACGTACTATTCCCATGTCAATCCTTGTCAAAATTACTATTCTTGTGAAAACCAACGCTACTTTGCTCCAAAATCACCCATTTTTTACGTTTCCATTTCCGAAAAAGCCGTTATAAATCAACTGTTTAGACGTACTTCCTAGAATTTAGGTGTCATCTGGTAACGTTACCACTCGGAATAATTGTGAAAATGGCAAGGAACGTGTTTCCAAATTTTATATACCCCCCACCCCTTTTTGTTTAGGAAGATAAGGGGGGGTCATCTGGATTTTGAGCATCTAATGGTTGGGAAAAATCTTGTGGTGCTTCGTGTGGAATAGTATGTATGTTATGCAGGGACTCCTCGCTGGCATTTGGGGGGGTGGCGGGTGGGTGGGGGTCGGCGGGCGCAAGCTCTGCGAGTAGAGAATCAGCGTCAACGTCCACTGCGTCGATTGACTGAGCCCGCATGATTGAGCGAATCTGCTCCAGCACTTGGGCTCGTGCATCCGCGCTGTGCTTGATTGTCGTTATCTCTTTGCGTTCTGTGAATGCCGCTACTTCGGTAACTGTCCCGAGCACTTTAGCTGCCGCCACTTTTGTTGCCTGCTTTGCTTCAGGGTCAATCACCACCTGGACAAGGGATTGAATGACCAGAGCACGCAGAGCCGCAGGGGATTGGTATTCCTGCGCCGCTAATGCTAGCTTGTACGCTTCGATCTCACGACTAACCGCCGGGTGGTTTGCCACCTCATATGGCGCGGTGTGGATTGTCGATGGTGTAGCGTCCGCTTTATATGCTGTCCTGTACGCTTGGGCTTTCGTTGACCCTTTAGCCACTTCCCTAGCGAATGTCTTTTGTTTATGGGTTAGTCCCTTGGAAACGTCAGGAGAAAACAATTGTTCTAGGGGTACTGTCTCTAATGCGCTGTTTACTTCCTTCCTTGACAATCTAGACTTCATGGCTTCGCCTTTAATGGGGCCGCGACCACCGCGACCGATGCGCGAATTATAGGAACAAAACCGGAAAACGCAAATCACGCATACAGCCTGGACATAAACCCAGTAGCAATTGCTCAAATTGTCCCCTAAAAATAGTCTTTAGAATAGTCAACATAACAGGCAGGACGCCCGTTTATATAACTGTTACAAACGAAAGGAACACCATGAACGATATTTATGTAAAAGGCACGTGGACATTTACACAAGAAGCGTGTTTTGCCCTGCGGGCGGTGGGGATAAACCTCACCGAAAAGGACACCCGAAAGGGGTTTTTAATCCCCGCTGCCGCCCTTGATGCAGCAGGGGTTAAATATGTCAGAGGAAACCCCGAGACAAAGGGGCTGTTGACTCTAAAGTGAACGACTGTTAGCCCTTCGCTGGAGGGTTAACGGGCGCTTATGCCGAACAGAAAGGACAACCATGCACACTATTACAGGCACCCAAATAGATGACTTCCAATTGCTAGCCCTTCGCCAAATGCTAAAGCTAGAAATCAGGGGACTGACCCGCAGCCGTTCGCCTTCGGCGTATTCCATCCTAAAAAAGATGGGCTACACAGGCACCCGCGAATCGGTGCTGGCCCAACTTGACGACAGGCGCAAGGAAATTTTAAG